AAGCAGTGGTATCAACGCAGAGTACTAATGGAGGAAATGACGATGAAGGGATACAAAGGGTTCGACAGTAGCATGAAGTGCCGAGATATGCAATACAAAATCGGCGAGACGTTCACACACGAGGGAACAGTTTCGCTTTGCAATAGTGGTTTGCATTTTTGCGAACATCCTCTCGACGTTTTGAGCTACTATAAACCGAATGACGGGAGCATTTACGCGGAAGTATCCGGGGGATAACGTGTCGGACAAAACAGACGGCGACAGTAAGCGAGTGGCAAAATCACTCACCGTGAAAGCTAAAATAGAAATCCCCGCGCTCGTCAAAGCTGCCATATCTTTTGTTTTTGAGAAGGTTTCCGCCACCACCGGCAACTCCGCCCACAGCGCCACCACCGGCAACTCCGCCCACAGCGCCACCACCGGCAACTTCGCCCACAGCGCCACCACCGGCAACTCCGCCCACAGCGCCACCACCGGCTACTACGCCCACAGCGCCTCCACCGGAGACTGCGCCCACAGCGCCACCACCGGCTACTGCGCCCACAGCGCCACCACCGGCAACTACGCCCACAGCGCCACCACCGGCTACTACGCCCACAGCGCCACCACCGGCAACTCCGCCCACAGCGCCACCACCGGCAACTCCGCCCACAGCGCCACCACCGGCAACTGCGCCCACAGCGCCACCACCGGCAACTCCGCCCACAGCGCCACCACCGGAGACTGCGCCCACAGCGCCACCACCGGCAACTACGCCCACAGCGCCACCACCAGCTACTCCGCCCACAGCGCCACCACCGGCAACTCCGCCCACAGCGCCACCACCGGCAACTACGCCCACAGCGCCACCACCGGCAACTCCGCCACAGCGCCACCACCGGAGACTGCGCCCACAGCGCGGTAAAAGGTGAGCAGTGCATCGCAGCGTCTTTTGGAATGGAAGGACAAGCGAAAGGGTCAATCGGCAATTGGCTTGTTTTAGCGGAATGGGTGAATGGGAAAATCAAAGCAATGGGCATTGCGCATATCGACGGCAATAAGATCAAGGCTGATGTGTTCTATGTGCTGAAAAACGGTAAGTTTGTGGAGGCCTCATGACCGCCCGCCATATCCCCGACCCAAGCGGCGAAATGCACCGCGCAGCACACCGACTGGACGCATTCAACGCCACCACGATCACCCTCGCGCTGGTAACGCTTGCCCTGCTGCTGGGCATGGGACTCGCGGGCTGGTTCAACGATTTATTCACGTATTGAGAGGATTACCATGCCTGACATCCGCATAACACTCGACGACAATTTGCACGCCAAGCTCAAAGCCTCCGCCGCACTTGCCCAACCGCGCCAGAGTATCATCGCGCTTGTGCGCAAGATCATCCGCGAGCATATCGAGAGAGAGGCCCGCAAATGAGATGCGAGCGCTGTCAAGGCGTCGGCTGGCTCGTTCACATGAGGCCACACCCTGGAACTGTGGGGCATGAACTCGTTCCGTTCACTCAAGTCTGCCCGTCATGCAAAGGTAAGATGTTCATGACCGTGATCGTCTTCGACGGGCGCGCGGCCGCCGCCGGCGATCTGCCTGACGACGGCCCGAGCGTTGCGCGCGATTTTCCGGGATGGGCGGGCGCCTGAAAAAATCTGTTGCATTTTGCTCGCAGGGGCGGTAGGATGGTTTTGTCCGCCGCGCCCAGCGTGGGACCAAAAGGTGCCCAGGGTCATTCCCCGGGCCGAAAGTGGCAGGGAAACGTCCTCAAGCGTTTCCCGCCAGCCTGACTTGAGGCAGGAATGAAGGATGAATCCACGAAGTTTCGCCGCTTGATTTGGACAACCGCGCTTGGAGTTCGCGCTAAACTCACATTGATTGCTCTGTGGGAAGTTGGGGATGTTTCCGACGGTTCTCTATTTCTACCCGCAAATGTCTTCCAACGTATCTCGCCAATGATTGGCCGGAAATTATCTTCAGTCGTTAAGAGCGTTGACCATCTAAGTAGCCTGAAAATCCTCTCCATTAAGCCGACTGCGGATGGCTATTGCGTTCATTTTTATCCCGAAAATGAGATCCGCCATAACTTCCCCAAAAAGGGGGTTATCGGTAAATGAAATGGTTTAAGCATATGGCAGCTAGCGCGGACGATGAGAGACTCGCAGCTCTTGTGGGTGACGGCCAAGAAGCTGGTCTGGCCCGGTATGGCGCGTACTGGAGAATCGCCGAAATGGTGGCTGCTCAGATGAACGGACCCAACCCCTCATGTTCACTTTCATATCCCGTGTGGAGGTGGTCTCGGGAGCTGTTCGTACGCAAGTCATACCTCACTTCGCTACTACTTCGGCTAAAAAAAGAGGGTCTACTTGTACTCGAAGGTGATCCGAACGTAGATCAAACTGTAACCGTGATAATGCCTAACTTATTGAAATATAAAGATGAATATTCAAGAAAATCCGGACACACTCCGGCCCAAGAAGGAGAGGGAGAGAAAGAAGCAGAAGGAGAGGGAGAGAAAGAAGCAGATATTATTGCTCCGAGCGCGGATAAACCGCCCTCGAAGCTAACGCCGAAGCCTTCCTTTGAACCTGGAGTTTTTGAACTTCCATTAGCCGATAAAAGCGTTTATGGGGTCCCAGAAAAACTCTACCAAGAGTTTATCTCCGCTTACCCTGGCGTTAGCGTGATGGACCAATTTTCAAAAATGCGCGTCTGGATTATAACCAACCCAGCAAAAGCCAAAACGCGCAGCGGGATGCCACGGTTCATGAACCGATGGCTAGGTGAAGCTCAAAACGATGCAGCAAAAAACGGAGGAATCAATGGCAAAGCAAACGGCAGAAAAGAGTCCGTTCTGGACCGTCTTCAACGCGAAAGACGGGAAAGAGGCGAAGATCAAGCAGATTCAGACGGCGGTGGAGCTACTCCGGGAGATGCTGGACAAGCCGGAGAACCCGAGGCAGGCGAGCCTGTGGGCGCAGGCGCTGATCCCTTTCAGTGGTGACCAACTCGCCGAGGCTTTTAACGCTTGCGCGCTGACGAGCAAAGGCTGGCCGACGTTGGGTGACATCACCGAGCCGATCTTTGCAGCGGAGTTCGCGGCGGATCTAGCGTGGCTGCTCCAGAGGCTGAAGCTCCACAAGCCGGAGTGGCGGGACCGGCCGGCGATCTTCGGGCCGGACTACCGCAAACCTGGCGCCGGGATTGACGAGTGGACCAAAGGGCCGGAGACCCATGCGGCCGTGCCTGCGCCGCCGATCCCGCCGCGGCTGGTGCGTGCGCTGCAAGTCTTGGGCGCTGGGACCGAGCTTGATGGCCTCACCGAGCTTGCGCGGCACCCTGGGGCTGGCGGAGTGATTGCGGACTCGGTAGAGAGCGGCAAGGCTCGGTTTCAGGTCGAGCGTGATTTCCGGGCTGCTTGGATGATGGCTCGGCGGGAAGAATTAGCAGCGTGGCGACCGACACAGCGTTTTTCATGAAGCAGATGGGAAGCGTCTTTGGCCCGCACAAAGGTCACGATCTGCCGGACGATCTGAATATCAGGCAGTTCCCGAAAGGCGGCGCGGCATGAGCATTCTGAGATGGAGCGTTAGGCCGCATTTTCAGCCGTGCGCAGACGGTGCGTGGGTTGAGTACAAGAAGCACCTGGCCGAGATGAAGCGGGTGAAGGATGCGCTGCGGAAACTGAAAGATGAAGCTATTTTCGGACCGAGCATTCTATTTGAAGAGATCGACGCGCTTCTGGCAGAGGAGGATTGAATGGCAAACGAAGTGAAGATCACAGATGAGATGTGGATACGAGCGATTAGCATAAATCGCCAAGCGGGAATGAAGGTCGCGCTCGAAGACTACGAGGCCCGCCGTCCCAAGGATGGGTTCACGCTGGAGGAAATCGAAACAGCAGTAATTAAGTTATGGAATCATCTCGGACCACCAGACAACGGTAAGTCGTTAAATGGAATCGGATTTGCACGACACTTGCGCGAAGAACTTGCCCCCAAGTCCAAGACGCCGGAGGAACGCAGGCTTGATGTGATCGAAGCGTTTATTCGCCGCCCACTATGCGCCCCAATGGGAGCTGCTAAGAATGGCAGTGATACAGACGCTTACTGGAAAGACGAAGCGCAGAAATTGAACGCCGCACTAAAGGAGGCTGAGAATGGATGAGCATTTTTCTGCATACGATGAAATTATTCGTTTAACGGCTGTAGTGAAGGACTTACAAACCTCACGTACAGAGAATGAGCGGGAGATCGCCCGCTTGACAACCGAGAATGATGCGTTTGAGCGTCAGCTTGCCATAGTCACAGACCAGCGAGATGAGTTAGCCGCACAGTGCAACCTCAACCGTCAAGGGGTGGCTGTAATCAGTGACCTGATCGCGGCTAAGAATCACTACAAGAACCTATGCGTCGATGCGCGGAATCTACTGCGGAATGAACTATGTAATCTGCCAAAAGCCAATCGTTATGGCGGGCCCTGGACGCCCTGAAGGCGGAACTGACAAGCCCCACGATAGACGAGATGGTGGGGATGTTTGGATTTGCGGCTTGCACAGACCCGGACGCGGAACTGAGCGCGATGATGCACGAGAATCGGAGTAGTGAATGAATCTCAGCAAAGCACAACGCGAACAGGTTCGCATGATGTTCGGCGGGAAATGTGCTTACTGCGGATGCGAACTCACCGGGAAATGGCACGCAGATCACATTAAAGCTGTGATGCGTGATTGGGGTTTTGTCCGAGATGAACACGGGCGCATCGTTACAAAAAACGGAATCTCGCAGACGCGGGTCACCGGAAAACTGTTCCGACCTGAGAACGATTCATTAGAGAATCTATTCCCGGCGTGCGTACCCTGCAATATCGACAAAGGATGCTCAGATCTTGAAGCGTGGCGTGAGTATCTGCATTACCGGATTGTCGAGCGGCTGCGTGTCAATTCTTCCACATTCCGCCATGCTGAGCGGTTCGGAGTTGTGGCGATCAACCCCGCGCCGCTTGTTTTCTGGTTTGAAAAGTACGCCGCGATGATGCGCGATGAAGGGAAGGGGCGGGGATGAAAAAGCCAATCTTGCGAACAAGATGATTTTTCGCTTGACATGGTTCCGCTGATTAGCGTATAGGTGGTGTATGCGATACTTTTCTACGCAAGATTTGCTCGACGAGCTTCGCGCACGATGTGCTAAGGATTCCCAGAAAGTCGTCGCAGCGAGCCTTAAATTCGGGGGAGGGTTTATCAACGACGTGATCCACGAACGGCGGGACATAACTCCCAAACTAGCGGCGTCGATGGGTTATCTCAAGATGCCTGATCGGTACGCAAAGAAAGAGGTGAAGTGATGGCAATCTACGAAGAGAAGGAAAGTTACGCGGCCAGCCGCGCTGGAGGGATCGGCGGAACCGACGCCGGAGCTATTCTCGGCTTGAGTCCCTGGAAAAAGCCCATCGACATTTACGCGGGCAAGGTCAACCCTGGCGCGCAGCCGGAGCTTGATAAGGAGTGCCTCTACTGGGGATCGGCTCTTGAGCCTATCGTCCGCGGTCGTTATGCCGAGCGCTTTGGTGTGGCAGTCACCGCGCCGGCGGACCTCGCGCCGATGTTTCCTCGGTCGCGCCCCTGGCGGGACTCTACGCTGATTGTCGGTGTCGAGGACTGGATGCTCGGCGCGCCTGATGGGTGGATTCCATCGGCCAACACCGGCCTGGAAATCAAATGCTCCTCGCGGAAGTCTGAGGAGTGGGGGCCAGAAGGCAGCGACGAGGTTCCGGCCCATTATCTCGTTCAGGCCGCCTGGTATACCGCCGTCTGCGATGCACAGGCTTGGAACTTCGGCGTTCTCTTCTCCGGCAATTCTCTGGTCCAGTACCACATCAACCGCGATCCTCAACTTGAGAAAGACATGATTGAGGCGTGCCGCGCTTTCTGGCACGACAATGTTCTCAGGCAGGTTGAGCCGGACATCGACGAGTCCGAGAGCTACGGCAAGTATCTGGCGCGCAAGTTCGGCCTCAACACTGGAAAGATCATCCAGCCGACGCCAGACATTTTGCACTGGACGAGCGAGATGAAGGTTGCCGACGACGCCGAAAAGGAAGCTGGCGAGCGGAAGCAACTGGCGAACAACCATCTACGCGCGCTGGTTGGCGATGCTCAGAAGTACGTGACGCCGCTGGGTACTATCGGCTGGGTGCGTCCTGAGTTGAAGGACGTGACCGACTACGCGGCAGTGGGTAAGGAAGTAGCGCCGCTGCATCCCGATGTGGTCAAGAAGTTCACGGCGGAGAAGCAGAACGAGGCTTACTTGCGCTCATGGTGGAAAAAGTAACTCAACCCAGAAAGGCACAAAATGGCAGACCAGCATTCAATCCAGTTGGCAAGAAACAGCATCGTCTCCTTGCTCGAAAAGAGCAAAGCTCAAATCACAATGGCTCTTCCAAAACACCTGACGGCGGATCGTCTCTGCCGTGTAGCTGTAACTGAGATGAGCAAGAACCCGGCGCTGTTTGATTGCTCACAGACCAGCGTCCTCGCATCTATCATCATGGGCGCGCAGCTTGGTCTTGAGTTTGGCGTCGATGGTCAAGCCTACCTGATCCCATTCAAAGGCACCTGCCAGTTTATCCCAGGATGGAAGGGATACGTGGACCTCATCAGCCGCGCTGGCCGCGCATCGGTTTGGACCGGGGCTGTTCGTCCTGGCGATGAATTTGATTACGACATGGGCGACAAGCCATTTGTGAGCCACAAACCCGGCGACGACGACACTAGCCCATTCGTCAAGGTCTACGCCATCGGGCGCATCAACGGCGCACAGTGGCCAGTGGTGGAGGTTTGGAGCCGTAACAAAGTGCAGGCTCATCTGCGGCAATATAACAAAGTGGGCGACCGGCACTATGCTCTCCAGAACGAAAACAATTTGGAGATGTATGCGCGTAAGATCGCGCTTTTGCAGGTCATAAAATATATGCCAAAGAGCATTGAAATTCGGCAGGCCCAAGAACTTGAATATCGCGCTGCCGACGGTCTCCAGAATCTCACCATTTCCAATAGCGGTATCCTCGACGCTGAGTTTACCGACATTAGCGGCGTTCACGATGCCATCGACCAGTCCGCGACCAAGACGGAAGCGGTCAAAGCGGTTATCCAGAAGCGCGCGGCGGCAGCCAATGGCAAGAAGCAGGACCAGGCCCCGGTGCAGCAGACGGTCGAAGCCCAGCCCGCGCAAGAAGCGCAGCAGGCCGAGCTGGCACAAAAGCAGCAGAATGCGCAAGAGCAAGATGTTCAGAATTTTGAGTATCCAGAGGCAGACGGAGAAAAGCCGAATCTCTGGTAACGAGAAGCCCGTGAGGGCGAAAGGTGCGCGGCTTTGGAAAGAGCATCGACCTACGGGTAGCGTCGGACCCGAACTTTCGGGCAAAACTGGATGCTCAAACAAACAGTGGCATTGAAGATTGGCGCGGATACTTCTACTTGCCGAGCGCCTCACTGATGCGATTCCTCACCGCGCACCAAACAAGTTCCCCGGCCGCCGCAAGGCCACAGACGTTGCGCCCGTACTGCTACGCAAGGCTTCAGCCACGCACGCAAAACGGGCAGGCCGGGGATTCAATCAAGAGGCGAGAAATGAAAGATTTTCTTATGGAGCATAAGGCATGAAATTCCAATCACTCCATCTTTTCAATTGGCTATCCCACCAGGACAGCATGATGCCCTTCGATACTCTAACGTGCGTGCGTGGAGAGAACGGAGCAGGAAAAACCAGCATCGAGCAGGCGCTGGAGATACTACTCACCGGCCGCAGCTCCAGCACAGACGACAAGGGCAGCGGCTCCCGCGACCTTATCCGCCAAGGTGCCGACAAGGCCGCCATCACTGCCGAGATACTCGACTCCGGCAAGCTCATCAAGATGCGCTGCTCCATCACCGAGAAGTCTGGCCGCAAGATCATCATCAAAGACCCAGCCGACGAAACGTGGACCGGCGCCGACTACCTGGCCGCGCTGGCCATGAAGCGCGAGATTATCGACTGCCTCACCAATGGGCGTTACTTTGTGGACATGGACGACAAGCGCCAGAAGAACCTCCTGGCCGGAATCATCCTGCCAACATCGGCGGTGTGGGATGATTGGGTGGAGTCCGCGGTCAACCAGTGCGGTCTCAAGGTGGACTGGAGCCTCAAGGCGTTCGATGTGATCGCCCAGGGGTACGATCTGGCCTACGATGAGCGCAAGGCGGTCAACCGGCTCCTCAAGGACTGGCGCGAACCTGACCCCGTACCAGTGCAGGAGTTGGACACTCAAGCCATTCGCGCGCGGTTGAACGAGCGGCAGGACCAGCGTACCAAACTGGCCGTGGATCTCCAGAAGCTAGTCGGCGACTGGCAGCGGGCCAGCAATGCGCGCGGGCGGCTGGCTGGCAAGTTGGCCACTCTGGAAGCCAAACTCTCTACAGAGCAGGAGCGGCGCGCGCTCGTCGCGAAGGATTTACTATCCAAGAACGCGCTCAAGGAAGCGGAGAAGTTGGCCGCCGGCGCGAAACAGGCGAAGGAAATTGACGCCAATATCCAGAAGAACGCGGGAGCGCTGGCAGAGGTTCGCCGGACGCTGGCCAAATTGAACGATCTCGGCGAGGCCGGAACCTGCCCAACATGCACGCAGCCAGTGACCGACGCGGAGTTCGAGAACATCACTGCGCCGTTCATCAAGCAGCAAGACTTCCTTCTCACACACGAGGGCGTATTACTGAAAGCGCGCAAGGAACTCGGCGACTACGAGGGCGCGCAGAAGGTGCTGGCCGCCCATACCCAGGCCGGGAAAGACCTGGCGCTGATCGACGAGCATATCGCAGGCGTCGAGAAGGACATTACCGATCTGAAAGCAGAGATCGGCAAGGAGCCGGAGACTGCCCAGCCCGACACTTCCGCCTTGGATACCCAGATTGCCGACCTCGACACGCGCATCCAGAAGGGCAATGCCGCGCTGACGGAAGCCATTCAGTCGGAGACGAAGCGCAAGGCCCGCGCCGACGCTCTGGCCGCCAAGGAGAAGCTCGACGCCAAGCAGGCGCTGCTGGAGCGGCTGGTGGAATACTTTGGGCCAAAGGGCGTCCAGGCCAAGCTCCTCGATGAGCACGTTGGCGGCTTCCAGGAGAGCATGAACAAGGTTTTGGCGACGTGGGGCTATGCCTGCCATCTCCAGGTTGAGCCTTTCCAGTTTGGCTTGTCGTTCGTCGGCAAGGATACGGTCTACAACCTCCGCACCATCTCCAAGAGCCAGCGTCATGCTTTCTCTATCGCTTTTCAAGTTGCGCTGGCCAAGGTGAGCGGCTTCAACTTTGTCGTTGTGGACGAATGTGATTTATTCTTGGATGCGTCTCGCGTCCAGATGTACCGCGCGCTGATGGGCGCCGGGCTTGACCAGGTGATTGTCATGCAGTCAGACCTCCGCCGGGAGATTCCCAAAGCTGCTAACTCAGTTTTCTATCTTCTGACGCTCGACAAGTCCGGCGACGTGCCGCTGACAAAGGTGGAGCGGCTGACATAACCAGCTTCCGGCTAACACCGGGAGGGCGCGGGGCTGCCATGAAGAACCAACAGGCCTGCATCGGCAGCCCACGCCTCACAACTTCAATGACAAGGAGAAAGGTACGCACATGACAGGAAAAGTTGAATTTTTCAATGACCAAAAAGGGTGGGGATTCATCAAGCAGGACAATGGATCGCGCGATGTGTTCGTCCACCACTCTGGCATTGCCGGCGAGGGCTACAAGACGCTCCACGAGGGCGATCATGTGGAGTTCGATGTGGTGAAGGGCCAGAAGGGCGACCAAGCCGAGAATGTGTCGGTGATCTCGTAGTATGGCGACCAAAGGCACTGGCGCACTGTTCGCCGAGGACGCCCACGGCGCGTTCATGCGGCTCACTGGCAGTCGTTACGACTCCATGGACAACCGTATGGAGCACAAGAAGCTCCCTCCGCTGCCGTTCAGCAAGGCTCAATTCCGCTCGCACGTCCTGGCGGCGCTGGGGGGATTCGAGGATGGTTGCTGCCGGTGCCGATACTGCGGGGGGTATTTCACCATCAAGGAAGTTCAGGCCGACCACGCCAAGCCAATCGAGCGCGGCGGCAGCATTGGGCTGGAGAACATAGAGTTCCCTTGCGGGCCTTGTAACCAGCAAAAGGGAGAATGCACGCCTGATGAATTTTTGGCTCTGCTCCGTTTTTTGCAGAACGCCATACCGCTGGCAAGGCTCAACATCTTGGAGCGGCTCCAGAGCTACAGCAAGCTCACCGCAGGGCTGAGGTCGAACGCTGGAGTGATTGGTGACCTCAAGCGAACAGGAACTTGGCAGCAGGCCCAGGCGATACGCAGGCAGGCGGCCAAAGCAAAGCAAATGCCGAAGTTTTGAAAGGACAGACCACCATGGCACCAACGCGCGCACTGCGCGAAACACTCTTTCTCCGGCGCGACTTCACGCCGGCCGAGCGCCTTGAAATGGGCGCATCACTCGCCCAAGCGCACAACCGCATCGCCGCCATTGCCGACGAAGAGGCCAGCATGAAGGCTGGTATCAAGGAGCGCAAGGCAAGCGTCGAGCTGACCATCGGCGGCCTCTCGCGTAAGCTCAACGACGGCTACGACATGGAGAACACCGTCTGCACTCTCCACTACGATCTCCCCAATGTCGGCGAAGTGACCTACCGGCGTCCCGATGGAACTGCTGCCAAGGTTCGTGCCATGACGATGGAAGAGCGCCAAGAGGTATTGCCGTTCGACGATGCTGGCACCGGGCCGACGCTTGTTATGGCGCCAGAGGAGTCAGCGGAGAATATCGAGGAGTTCTTCGAGAAGCCAGCCGATCCGAGCGCCGAGGATCTGGACGCCGTTGCCGAAGAGCAGGCTGTCGCAGAGGCAACTGCTCTTCCCGCTAACTTTGAGGCCGAGGTCCGGCAGTCCATGGGCGCGCCCATACCTTTCCCCGCCACGCTCAAAGAGCAGATCGAGAAGACAGAGAAAACCGAGGTTGATGATTCATGGGCCGCAGCGCTCAAGACGCTCAAGAATCACGTCAAGGTTTCCGCCGGCATCTTCCAGCGGGAGCTGAAGGTGAGCTACACCGTGGCCGCGCACCTGATCGTCAAGATGCAAGACGAGGGACTTATCGACAATGACTGCATGAAGATCACGCCGAAGAAGAAATCCGGCCCGAAGGAACTGGCGGCGGAACACGCGAAGTCAAGCACTGAGGTTTGGTAGAAAGAGCCGATGAAAGCAATTGATCTATTTTGTGGGTTGGGCGGTTGGGCCGACGGCTTCCTTGCGGAAGGCTATGAAGTCGTCGGCTTCGACATCGAGGCCCACGATTATGGCACCGGCGGCTATCCGGGCACTCTGATTTTGCGCGATGTGCGCTCGATACATGGCAGCGAGTTCAAAGACGCGGCGGTAATTGTCGCCAGTCCGCCGTGTCAAGAGCCAAGCTATAGGGCAATGTGCTGGAAAACAGCACGCGCTCTGCATCCAAAGACCGTTGGAATCTCTGAGCCTGAATGGTGGGCGATTCCCGAAAAGGCAAGCAAGAACCAGCGCGGCATGACGTCCGAAGAATTGTCTAAGTGGCGGCAGTACCAACTTGACTATCCCCTCCCTCCTCCTGATCTTTTCATAGAACTATTCAACGCCTGTTTCCGCATCCAGCGCGAGGCGAGCGAGGCGGCTGGGCATTATATTCCGCTGATTGTCGAGAACGTGCGCGGTGCGCAGAAGTGGGTAGGAAGAGCGCGTGCCAACTTTGGCTCTTTCTACCTTTGGGGCGACGTGGGTATGGTTGGCGCTCGCGTCGTCCCCGTTGTTGAGGGGGTATTGCTCGGTACGGGAATAGCGGCAATGAAGACTGCCAAGGTTCCCGGTTTTCGCTTCGACGGAGAGTCGCACGGTTCTTTCCAGAGCGCGGCGGTTGCGAAGATGGAAGGGTATAAGACGGCCGGCATGAACTGGAGCAACCGAGAGTTACATGGGCAGGACTTTACGCGCATTGCCGGAAAACAAGCTGAGGGCGTGAAATTAGGCGCAAGCCCCGGCAAGCGTTGGGAAGATCGTCCGCCAAACACCGCAGCCCACCGGGAAGGTGTTAAATTCTCGCAGTCCGGAGCGGCTTGGTTCGACGGAAAACCGAGAGACAAGATGCTCGGAAACCAGGGCCCCGCTGCTTTTGGAAGCAGGTCAAACTCTCGCAAGTACGCATCCGCGCTTATCGCCAAGATTCCGTTTGCGCTGTCGAACTACATTGCAAGGCATTTCAAGGAAGCAAGTCTATGATCGACCTACCTCAATTCGACAGCGGTCTACCGGCGAATAGTACGCCGAGCGTGCTATTATCATGGGGTGTCGGGACGCCAATCCCGGCAAGGCCTAATCGCTACGAAGGAGCGACCATGACACCCCATGAATCAAGTATACCCGTCGGACTCTGCCAGTGCGGATGCGGCGAAGCAACAAGCTTATACCGCACAAGTAACGCGAGGCGTGGCGAAGTTCGCGGAGACCATTGCCGCTTTATAAATCGCCATTCTAGGCGCTTATCTGGCGTGGAATACATCATCGAAGAACGCGGATATAAAACGCCGTGCTGGATTTGGCAGAGATCGAAAGATAAGGATGGATATGGGTTCATCACAATCGCCCCTCGCGCGAGTGGGAGCCGGACAGGTCGGGCGCACGTCGTCTATTATGAGAAAAAATATGGTCCAATCCCCTCCGGGATGCTTCCAGACCATCTTTGCCGCATACACTCTTGCGTCAATCCCGATCACATCGAGGCTGTGACCTTTGCGGAAAATACCCGGCGTGGAATCTCCGCAAAACTTAACCAAGCTAAAGTTCAAGAGATCAAAAATCTCCTTATGGCTGGCGAGCTTCAACATGATTTAGCCGCGCGATTTGGAGTCACTCAGACATTAATCTCCAGGATCAAACTCGGCAAGGTCTGGAGGGATACATTATGAGCGAACTTGACCAACTCCCCTGCAACATAGATGCGGAACGAGTGATCTTGGGGGCGGTGCTTTTAGACAGCGCCGCCTTCCATGATGCCGAGGCGTCGCTGAGCGCCGATGACTTCTCCCTCGACTCCCACCGCCGCATCTTCCTGCGCATGGCCGATCTGATGCACGCTGGCCGCGCCGTGGACATTGTGACCCTGGCCGCAGAGCTTGACCGCAACAAGGAGCGCGACGCCATCGGCGGAGTGGCTTACCTGGCCTCGCTGACAGAGGGTTTGCCGCGCCGTCCGGTGATCGAAGAGTACATCCGCATCGTCAAGGACAAGAGCCTGCTGCGCAAGCTGATGCAGGTATGCTCGCAGTCCATCGCGCTCGCCGCCGACCAGAGCAAACCAGCCCTCGACGTTCTTGGCGAGACCATGGCGCGCCTGAGCGACATTGAGGACTCAAGCCTCAAGGGAGCCGATCTTGAGTCTGTCGGCCAATGGCTCAACACCAATGACATATTCGCCCAGCGCGAGCCGGGAATCAAGACGGGGATCGACGACTATGACGAGCTGACGATGGGGCTGCACCCCGGCGAACTGACGATTATCGGTGCTAGAACCTCGATGGGGAAAACGAGCTTCGCCTGTACGCTCTCCTGGCAGATAGCCAAGCGCGGAAAGGCCGTTGCCGCATTCATCAACGAGCAGCGCAAGGAATCTTTCGTAGGCCGGATGCTCTGCGGAGTCGCCGGCGTCTCCTTCAAAGCCTACCGCGAAAACAGAATGGACGTTTTCGAGAAGATGTACATCGAAGAGGCCGTGCAACAATTCAAGATGCTGCCGATCTTTTGGGACCAGCGCAGCGGTATGAGCGTGGCCAGCATCCGCGCAAAGTCGGCAAGGCTCAAGAGGTCTGGTGAGCTTGACGTGGTTATCGTTGACCAGCTTTCAGGGATCTCAAACGAGGGTTTCTACGAGAAGGGCAAGCGGTTCGACTTGATCGTTGGCGACAAGGTGCAAGCCCTGAAAGACATGGCGATGGACCTCGGAGTACCTCTCGTGGTGTACAGCCAAGTTACCAGGGCCAGCACGAAGAATAAAGATTTCAGGCCGACTCTCTCCGACTTGAAAGAGTCCGGTAACATCGAAGACAAGGCCGACAATGTTGACTTCCTGCACAGGCCGAAGTATTACGATAGGGAGTCAACCGACCATGACGAGATCATCCGGGCGAAGTGCAGGGATGGTGAAACGGGAATTGTGAAGTGTGAGTTTGTACCGCAATGCTGTCTTTGGAGGAATAAACGATGAGGAGTTGGAAACGCAGAATTGCAACCGCATGGAAGGTACTCACTGGCAAGCAGTGTCTGCTGACCGACGCCGCCACAAGATTCGTCTATGTGCAACACCCAGGCCGCGATGGACAGATCGTGCAACTGGCTACATCTCAGGACAGAATTCTCGCTCTCGACAATAACGGAGACGTCTGGAGCAGGTTCGTTGGCGAAGATGGCAAAGTGTTCGGAAAGAAGAAACGAATGTATCACAAGTGCTCTCCGCACGCGAGGATATTCCTGCTCCAGTTGGACCGGATGAAATGTCCGCTGAGAATGTCGATTGATAGCCTAGAGCTGAGATTGAGGAAACCATGAGAGAAACCGGCAAACTTTACTGGCAGGCCGTAGCGATAGCGGGAATGCTATTGGAAGACCCCAAGCACACCGCGATGCTGGTCTACGCCAAGGAACCAACCGCCGAGCGCGTTAGAGTTTATCTGCGCGAGATCGCTTCCAACTTTCCCGGCATGGAAGATTGGGAGCAGCGCGTCAAGTTCCAAAATGTCAACGACAAGCCCAAACTGGAGACGTTGCCGAAGATCACCGTTGATGAATGGGTAGATATGCCAGTAATACCGCACGAATTACTGAGCGCCAATGAGCGACTGAATCGGATGTGCGACCTGCTCTCCGGCGCTGATCCGGAGATTTTCAAACGAGCAAAGGAGAAACACAATGCGTAAATTTTGCCCCCTTGGCGACCGCCTGCTGGTTCGCCCCGACGCCCCAACCGAGAAGAAGACAACCGGCCTTGCCGCTCCGCCCAGCCAGAAGGAAGCGGCCACCGAAGGAATTGTGGTGGCCGTGGGACCAGACGCGATCAAGTATTACATGGAAGCGCATCGCCGCGGGGAACCCACTCCAGCGCCTGCCGGTATGAAAACAAACATGATCGGCGGAAACCCGAAAGGCGTCATGGTCGGCGAGCGCATCCAGTACACCAAATACGCGGGCCGCGACGTGATGCACAACGGCGTCAAGCACAAGCTCCTCCGGCTCGAAGAGGTTGAGGGGTTGATTGAGGACGTGCCAGAATGATCCTGCCCACCATCCTTTTGCACATCTCGGAAGCCTACCTCTGCGAGTGCGGACTCATCGGCAATTCAGCGACGCGCTGCGGATGCGGGAACGAGCATGGACTCTTACCGCTCTCCAGCGCGCTCAACAGGCAACCAGAACCAACCAGCGCGCAGGTCCAGGCGCTGATCGAACAGATGGACGCCGTACTGGCGGAGGAGAAAGCATCATGAGCAGGCAAGTTTTATCAGGAACGGAAATCCGCCCAGCAATTATGCGCGGCGTCAACATACTGGCCGATACGGTCACCGCAACCCTCGGCCCCAAAGGGCGCTGCATTATCCTTGAGCGCAATCCTATGTGGCCGCCGATTACCACAAAGGATGGCATCACTGTCGCAAGGGAAGTGCGCGACCTGGCGGACCCTTTTGAGAACGCTGGCGCGCAACTAATTCGTCAAGCTGCAATGGCTACCAGTGACGTTGCGGGCGACGGAACCACCACATCAACATTGCTAGCCCAGCGCATCTGTCATAAAGGAATGGCCGCGCTTGACGCCGGATCGAACGCTGTGGCTATCAAGCGCGGTATCGACAAAGCTGTGGCTGTCGTGGTCGAGCATATTAAAAAGATTGCCCGGCCAGTAGAGAACAATGAGACCATCGCGCGCGTGGGCACAGTCGCAAGCAACGGAGACAGTATTATCGGCAACCTCATCGCAGAAGCTATGGAGAAAGTAGGCAAGGACGGAATCATAACGATTGCGGACTCTAATAACTCCGAGACCACCATCTCTCATCACAACGGTATGCAGTTTGACCGCGGCTGGTTCCATAAAGCATTCATTGACGATGCGGAGAAGTTGCGCACGACTCTGGAGAACCCCTACATTCTCATCACTGATGAGAAGATGTATACGCTCACAGAAGACGCGACACCAGAACTGCAACGGGTAATAAGTGAAATTCTCCCATCAAAGCGTCCGCTTCTGGTCATCGCGTCCGACTTTGATGGACCTTTCATCAGTATCATGGTTGCCGCGCGCCTCAACGGTGTATTGCGGTCCGTGATTGTCAAGGCACCATCCTTCGGCGACCATCAAACAGGGCTACTAGAAGACCTCGCCATTATCACTGGAGGTTTTGCGTTTGTGGGCGGATGCGGCCGCAAGGTCAAAGATATTGTCCTTGACGATCTAGGTCAGGCCGATGAAGTTATCATCGGGCAAAGCTCCACCACCTTTATTGGCGGGAAGGGTGACCCATACGAGAAAGAACTCCGTATCAAGTTGCTTCAGGCCTTGGCCGAGAATATGGAGAACCAGTTCGAGAAGGAGCGCCTAAAGTTGCGCGTTTCCAACTTATCGTTAGGGGCCGCAGTCATCAAAGTTGGTGCCATTACAGACGCCGAACGCCAAGAGAAAAGAGACCGTGTGGATGATGCGGTGTGCGCAACCAAGGCTGCGGTCGAGGAGGGGATCGTTCCGGGCGGTGGGTTGGCGCTGCTTCAGTGCGGAGGCGTTCTCTGCGATCTTCGCAACGCCACACCAGAGGGTGACGAGCAAACCGGCGTCGAGATTATCCTCGGCGTGCTTGCCGCGCCACTCATCCAGATTTGCGCCAACGCGGGCGAGGATGGTGATGCTGTCGTTGCCAAAGTCCTACAAAACCTCGTGGACGAGGATGGACATTGCGGCTACGACGCGGCCACTGGCGAGTACGGGAACCTCGTCGAGAGGGGCATCATCGATCCTGCCAAGGTGGTGCGCTGTGCGCTCCAGAATGCGGCATCGGTTGCGGCGCTTATCTTGACGACAGGCGGAATGGTTGCCACGATACCAGAGAAGCGGCCATGAAGCACGCCGGAGGAAGACCAGCGGAGCCGGTGCGTCTTGCGTGGGCGCCCCGGTTTGGCCTGACGGCAAAGCAGAAGGTGAATATACTGACCGTCGAGATGTGCTGGCAGTTGTGCTGGTGCAAGGACGATACGGCGCGGCGGTTGCTGGTGGGGGTGAGTTCATGAAAGCGTTGAGTGTCAGAGCGCCGTGGTGGTGGGCGATCCTGCACGGGAAGCCTGTGGAGAATCGGGACTGGTATACGAGCCAGCGCGGGCGCATCGCGTTGCACGCGAGCAAGTGGTGGAAGTGGGAAGAGCTTCGAGAGGATTGGCTTGACGTGCTTCACATGGCCGAGGGCGACGGAATCACTCTGCCATTGGTGGATAAAGATGCGACGGCGGCCATGAAATCGGCTGGAGGCTGCATTGTAGGCACTGTCGAGATCGTCGATTGCGTCACCCTGCATCCGAGCAAGTTCTTTGTCGGCAAGTATGGCTTTGTGCTGCGCAACCCCGTCATCCTGCCCACGCCGATTCCGCTCAAAGGCCAACTTGGATTCTTCGATGTGCCGAAAGAAATTGAGGAACAGTTATGAAGATCAAACTCGAATTTGAAGACTACAAGTATGTCACGACTTTTTCTTCATTCGGCGAGCATCGATTTTTGATTGTTCGTGTTGATGGTAAGCCCTTTGGCGTTCACCGGGTGATCGATAAGTTCTCAAGTGAAGCCACAAAGCAATACATCGACAAATACCTTGTCGAGCAAATGGAAGTAATGCTCCGCCAGATATTCGTTGACGCCTGCGCGGCTATCGAACCAGGAACCGAGATACTGCCCACGCGTGAGAGGCTAACATGAAAGTCCGCATCACATCGCCGGAGGGCAAGCTACGCGGAGAGTTCACCGTCGAGCGGATGCAAGACAAGACGCTGTGGTTTGCCGAATTGTCGGCGGAAAAGACTCACTTTTGCAGCGCTGCATGGAGCTTTTCCCATGTGGGCTTTTCCCGATCCAAGATAACTTCGATCTCTGGAAAGAAGAGTTTGGACGGATGTATTGCAGACCGGGAAGATTCAAAAAGCAGGGTCTGGCTCCGGTCTGGGTAACAATCAACTATCACGGATTCCCGCAGTTGCAAGTTGAAAAAGGGTAGTCTATCGGTGAATCTGTATTCTCCCCAGCCCCGGCTTTCCCATCGTAATCGGCACGTTCAGCTTCGCCGAGGCCTGCTCTAACTTCCACCGCGTCACCGCAATCGACCGCTGATCGACGCCGGCGGCAATGAGCGCCTGAACCTTCTCCTCTACCACCACCTGATCGGGCTTCTTCTCTCCGGTCAGGAATTGGTTCAAACCGTAGAGTGTCTCGTCGAGAACATCGTCGAGGTCTTCGCCGGAAATCTTGAGGATGGCTCCGGGGCGTTCAGGATCGCACTTCCGACTGCTCAGGCTCTCGTAAGTCTTGGGGCAGAGGTCTGTCACGATAAACTCGCCCCGGCTCAACTTACCGCTGAGTAACTGAGCATTACCCACAGAGTCCTTGGACGCCTTAGTGAGCGTCATGCCCTCGTTCTCAAGCACCGCATTGATGAGGTCTAGGTTGCTTTTTCCGGTGCCAGTGTGGGCATCCATCGCGGGGTCGGCATACCCTGAGACAATCCTGCATCGCTGGCCACCAGGACCGACACGCTGTAGGAACTTCCGCGCGATATAGTGGGCGTATTCTTCCGACTTCATCTTGCGCTCAACATCCTCGCCGATCTTATAGATGCGCGTGTTCTCGTGCATGAAGTAGAGTCCAGTCGCCGCCGCTGACCCAGAGTAGCCGTAGTCCATCGAAATGAAGTGAGTATGCCACCACTGCTCGCCGCACTCCGAATATGGAAGGATGTAGCTCTCGTTGAGGAACGGGAAGAACGCTCCCTCTGTGGCACACCAGCAACCGTCTAAGAGCTTCTTCTGAACATCGGCGGTCTGAGACTTCAGCATCGCCATCTTGCGGTCGTCGTAGGCTGGGTTGTCTTTGAGCAACGCCGGGATGAATGCCGTGGTCAGCATTACCAGGCTATCGTCTTTCTTCCAGCGCGCGCCACCGTAGACCGCCGCCGGGATTACCGACCGCTCAGGATGGCAGACCGGGCATTGGCCATTCAGGAAGACTTGCCGCAGCCATGGCGTCGATGGGTTCGCCGTCAACCGTATGCGGTCTCTGAGGCCGTACTCTGTCGGCGTGGATACCCAAGGCAGTAGTGAGCGCACGCGGTCCTCTGTCTGGAACTGCGCCTCGTCTATGCCCAGCCATGAGATAGGTTTGCCGGTGTAGAGTTCAACATCGGTATCCTTGGCCATGTAGCCCAGGCGCATCATCGCGCCCGATGGAAAGCGCCAGAGCTTGCCGCCGTCCGACTTCCGGCCGCCCAACGGGAGATAGATGCGCTCCATCTCGTCCATCAGGTTCGTCATTTCCGTGTAGGACTTGCGGAGCAGGATACCGCGGAATCGTGGATTGTCGTACTCTTGGGCGGAGTCACCGACCAACCATGCCGACTTGCCGCCGCCGGACGCGCCGCCATAGAGCAGCATTTGAGCGCGCGACTCAAGGGCTGTGAGCTGCGGCGGGCTATTTGGCGCCCATCCGTTTACCTCGTGCAAATTGGCCGGCAGGGGCAACATCCCGCGATTCTCAAGAAGGATCAGGGCCATTAGAAATCCTTCCAGGGATCATCTTCAACCGCCGCGTCGATGGTCGTGGGGCTAGTCATCTTCCACACGCGGTCTCTGATTTGCTCGTCTGTAGGCCGGTTGGTGACCACCTGCCGCGTCTCGGTGATCGAATGCGTGATGATGGTCTGCTCGGCAGGTCGGTAGATGCGGGGCGCGCTGTTGGCCTTGGCTGCATCGCTGCCAGCGTCAGGCACAAAGTTATCGTCGAGCAGCAGCCCGATGCGCTTGTAGCCCATCTCGATAGCGTTCACCTTGGGAGTTGCCAGGCTGGGCGTCTCCTCCAGCGTCTTGCGGGGTATCGTAATGATTTGCTTCAGGTTGGCGTCGAGCATCTCCACGTTGATGGTGCGCTTTTTGACGATCTGGACCGCGAGAGCTTTCTCGATTGGCTCCATGCGGCGCCTGATCTCCTCGAAGACAGGCTTTCGGCGGTAGAGGCTCATCCCATCCTTGGCTGCGTAGCCAGCTTCCAGCGCGGCTTTCTTCACGTCGCGGCAGGCGCAGTAGGCGTCCACAAAGCGCAGGAGTTGCGGCTCCAGGGGAATCGGTACGGCGGTTTCAACTTCCATCAGAGCCTCTTTCCAATTGCGGCGCGAGCGGTAGACGAGAACGCTGGTCTGTTTTGCTCACCTTTGCGCGGCTTCTCGATTGCCAGCGTGCGGTCGAGGTCCACGCCCAGCCACTTGCCTTTCGGGATCGGCGGGATGACGAAAGGCTCGTCGGCGTTCGGCGCGACATTGGCCTTGTCATCCACGATGAACGCGAGATTGTCGTCTTTGGCGTTGGTGACCGGGAGCTTGCGTCCGAGGTTCTTCTCGCACCATTGCTCGATCTCGCGCCGCACATCGCCGGCGGGGTCGTCGGCCACGCGCGCGGAGAATATGCGAACGTCTGTTCCTTGCGCCAGGAGCTTTTTGACCTGATCCATGCGTGAGGGGATGGGCTTGCCGATGGGCGCGGTGTCAACGTGCGCGGGCGGCGCGGCCTTGATAGAGTCGCCATTGACCGTGACCTCTCCTTTGTCGGTGTTCACAACCCACTTACCACCCTTGGAAAAGTTGGGATTTCCAACTTTGATGACGCCCCGGCGACCGTCGGAGAGTACAACCGATGCGCCCTTGACGAGGGGCTGGTCGGCAGCGGCGCGCGCGGCGTGGGGCTTCTCTCCGGCGTTGCGCTCGTTGAACGCGTCCATAGCGTCATCGTTGATCTTTTTGGCCTGCTTCTCTTTCTTGGCGGCCAGCGCGTCCTTGTCTTCCAAGTCAGCGTCTCGCGCATCCTCGTACACGTCATGCTGCTGCGCATTAGCCTCCAGCACCTCGCGGGGTACGATGTGGACCTCGGCGGACAGTTGCGGCGTCACATTGGCCTGGAGCTTGTGTACGCGGTAGTTCGTCGGCAGCGCGCCCTTCTCGAACTCATCCTCGTCACGGATGACCTTGAAGTGGCTCTTGACGGCGGAGACGGTGCGCTCGTGGGCCTCGCGGCTGTCCACGCCAATGCGGCCGGCGAGAATGTCGGGGATGGTGTGGATGGGCTGGTTCTCGTCTTTGATTTTCTCGTCAAGACGGGCCGGTTCTTTCTCGGCGCGCACGGCGTCGAACTTGGCGCCGGAGATCCCGCGCGTGGCGGCCTTCAATCCATCCTCGAATTGCTGGGCGTGGGCCTTGGCTTGGCGCACCAATTCGCCGCGGTCGGTGGAGCGGTGGAGAATGTGCCGCTTGGATGCGGGGTCTCTGAATGGCCGTCCCTCTTGCTGGCGGCGTTCGATGATTTGGTCCATGAGGTCAGGCATTAGAATTTCACCCCGTCATCTGCCGCGAGCTGGCGCGCTTTGTCGGCATCGCCCCCGGCGCGTTCAAGGTAGTGCTCTTGGATTGCTTCGCCAGCTTGTCCGGTCTCCTGGGCCTCTTTGAGCGCGGCGCGCGCGCTGGCAAGTTGCTCTTTGTGGTAGGGGCGATCCTCGTCACTTGCGCGGCGCAGGTCGGTCTCGCTCTCGTCTATCTGGCGTTTGAGGTTGGCAACATGCTTCGCGGTGTCGAAGTCTTTGGGCGCGCGTTGGCTGCTCCACTTGGATGTGCCGGGGATTGTTTTCGTCGGCTCGGCAAAGGCGCGCGGGGCGCTCTTGAGTAGCCGGTCGATGGCAGTCGGAGAGTTTTTGACGAGGAATTTTCCGTCTCCGGGAACTTCGATGCGGATGAAGTCGTCAGGGAATCCGGCGGGGCGACGATTCGGACTTTCGTTGTAGTATTTCTGGATGAATTTCCAGTTATCATCTACGCCTCTGTTTGATGCTGGATGTTCGTCCAGCCACGCTTGCTTGACCGGCTCCAGAGCCTTGACGAAATACTCGGCTTGGTACTTCCACTTGTTCTTGTCCGGGTCCGTGACGAGCTTCTCTTCCGGCTCTGTGAGAGGCAGGCCGGAAGTCTTGGCCGCGTGTTCCGCTTCTGCGATACGCCCCTTTAGGACAGAAACCTGTGATCCGAGTTGTTGACGGCGATTTCCTGGAAGATCGCGCGCTGATAGCCTGCTTTCAATATTGCTAAGTTCTTTCTTCCATCCTTCCAATTCACTCGGCGGCGCGGTTCCCGGCGCGACAGCGGCGGTCTCGTCCTTTGGCGCGGCCTGCTTCGCTTGTGTCTCATCGGCGGCCTTGGCAACTGACGGGAACCGAGAGCGATACTTTTCCGCGTCCGTCTGAGGTTTCGGCTCTGGCCGGGTGTACTTGGCCGGAACCTCCACGCCCGGTTTACCGATGGAGTCGGTGCGCGCGGGACGGTCCATGACTTTCGATCTGGCGGTGTCGGAGAACGGTGCTCCAGTTGGCTTGGCGGGTGCGGATGGATCGTATCCATAATCCGCCGCATAAACTGGACCTCCAGCGTCTCCCGTTTCCTTGCTCATCTCCGGCGCAAGCTCATCAACCTTGGCCGCCGCCACCGCGAGTTCTGCGGGATCGGCCTTCGGGTCTTTCATCATAGCTACGAGATTGTCGGCGGCTTTGCCGTGATCGATGGTCAACTGGGCAAACGTGCCTGGCTGATGAGCGGCGCGGTGCGCTTCGATGATGGTTTGTGCAGCGGGAATCTCTTCTGCCTTTTTGGACTTCACATTGGCGCGCTCGCGGGCAGTTTCAGAGAATTGCGACTTGGCGGGCTTGGGTTTCAGGTCTGGATAATCCTTGAGAACTTGAGGGTCTACCTCTTCACCTTTTTTGAGCGCATCTTTGACGGCCTGCTCATGGAATGCCTCGTAGTCGCTATTGGGCGCGTACCGCGTACCGGAATCTTCGCTCTGCCCCATTGCGCGGCGGCTGGCGCGCTGCAAGTTCGTCCAGTCCTCGCGGGTCACCTGCTCCGGGGAGTATCCGTGACGCTCGAACTCGTCAAGGTCCATCTTCCCGGCGATAGTTGAGACTTGAGCGTCCGGCGTCGGTGCTACCTTTTCCCCGCGATCCGCTTCCCCGCTGGCGGGAGATTCAACCTTGACAGAAACACTCCCCCCCGGCTTGCCTGCGTCAAGGCGGAAATCTTTGCGGCCATTTGGAAACTCATCATCTATTTGGAGTTTAGATGGATTCACGCGAACGGCTACAACTGAGCCGTCTCCGTAACCTGTACCCTTTTTGGATGTTGAAAGGTATACGTCTGGCTCGCCTGCGGATTTGAGGCGTCCTGTGCGAGTAATTTCCTCTGCACCTGCTTTTGTAGTGCCGTGGTAAAGCGTAACGGTTCCATCGCTATTTAAAGGAAGTCCGGTAGCTTCATCGGTTTTCGGATTTACTTCTTTTGGGCGATTCTCTTCCCCGCCCGACTTGGAGCTTTCGGCAGGATTGGCGCTGGCACCCGCTTTTTCTTCCGTGGGAACGTTTGCAGTTGCAGCGGTAGGCTGCTCTGTGCTGATGGGCTGTTCATTGGATGGCGCTCCTGTCGCCGGTCTCAGGCCGGACGGGGTTTCGGTTGTCGGTTGCAGCGCGGGGCGCACCTGGCCGGGCGTGGGCGTCAGCGGAGCGGCATCGGCGTCCGGGGTGGGCGATACGTTCGAGTCGGGCGCGGCATCAGAAAGCACAGGCAGGCCCGTCTTGGAGTGGATTCCGTCAATCACCATACCGTTCGGGTGCCGGTAAGCCGCCTCTTGTTGAACAGAGCGCACGTAGTCTTGCACTTGCCGCGCGCGATCCGGCAAGAGTCCGGCGGGCGCGCGCTGCGGTACACCTTCCGGCGGGACGATAAAACCCTTGGGCGTCGGCGGGACCGGCGCGGGGTTGGCGGGCAGCGGCTCGACGCGCATCCGGCTCGTGGCCTCGTTGGGCGGGCCGCCCGACACATCTGGCTCTGGCGTCGGTACTCCCGCCCCTTCCGGCCCGGCCTGGGCGGTAAGCTGGCGAACAGCGTCCGGCTCCGGCGTGATGATAGATGGCGAGGGAGGCGCGGGCGCTCCGGGGCGCACTGCTCCCTCTGGCGACACATTGAAGTCGGGGGAGGCTTGCGGTGGCGCGGCGATAGGCGCTTGCGGCTGTCCGGCGGGGCCAACCTCGGCATTGGGTATAACACTGGCCGGGAGTTGAGGATAAGACGGCGGCGACAGCGCGCGGCGCGCGGCGCTGAATTGCGGCCTCACTTCCGGCGCGGGCGTGGGGGAAGGGAGATCGCTGTACGCTCGCTGCAACTGCTGCTGAATCCCTGAGAGCTTCGTCCCACGCAGCTTGTCGGCGGCCCATCCAACTCCCGGCAGACCACCCTTGACACCGCGCGCAGATCCTTCAAGAACGTCCGCCGCGCCTTGCCGCAAAGTTGTATCCGCCGTAGCCTTGGTCTCTGCATTGACCAGCCGGGGAGAAATTCTTTCCATCGCGTCCTGAGTCTTGATTACGTCGCTCTCTTGCCGCTTGAGCGTCTGAAAGTCCTGCCCGGTCGCGTCTTGCAGCCCGTCGTAGTAGTGGTCACGGACGGCAGAATACATTTTGTGGACGGCCTGCTTGTACTCGCTGCTCTTCGCCACCTTGGAGTCAAGACCGTTCTGCAGGTCTGAATCTATAGTCGAGAGCTTTTTTCTAAATTCGTTTTCCTGCTCAAGTGTTTTCGCCTTCGCAGCATCGTCTTTCAGGGATTGAATGTCGGCCAGTTCATCGTCGGACATGATCGCAGCTTTGGCGGGTGACGGAGTTATTGAGTCCTGCACCGGGGTCATATCCACCGGCCTGTCGGCTACCGACTGGAGCGCGTTGTAGTGCTGGGTGTCGATGCTCTTTTTGGTGAGGTCTTGAATGGCCTGGTGGCCGGCGAGCGCCTCTTCAGGCGTGCCGTTCAAGATTTTGTCCACGATAGCTGGGTTGTCAGCGGCGGTCTGCCGGTAAAGGGATGTTACAGACCTCGCAACCTGCGGAGCAATGTAGCCTGGACCACCTGTACCCTCGGCGAGGACCGTAGCCATCGCCTTATGCTGCCCTTGTGTGTAGTTCTCTCCAGAAACCGGGCGGTTGCGCCGGAACTGCCGCAATGCTTCGTCGGCACTGTCTTGCGCGACGGCTCCCAAACCCTCTTTGATGATCGGAGGGGTGGGAATGACTGGACGACCCGGCGCGGCCTGATCCACCGCGCCCAGCACCATTGGCGCGACCTGCGCGGCGGTTCCCAGCGCCGTTCCAAGATTGCCCGGTGTGGCGTCGGCCATCACCTGAGACGTATACGACTGTCCCGGCGTCGATGGGGGCGCTTCGTCGGCCATTTTGTTTATCGCTGGGCCGAGGAAGGGAACCGCGTTTATCAGATGGGGGGTAGATTCCTCAGTCCTGGCTGGATTGTCCAAACTGTCGGCATCCCACGCCTGCTTGAGTTCTCCGCCAATCCTCTTTGCGCCATTTATCAGACCACCGCCGACCGCTAAGACGGGGGTCAACCCAGTCGCGTCTTCGATGATGTGTTTGACGGGATGCGCGCTGCGCTCTTGCGCGGCGGCCTGGGCCTCTTGCTCTCCGATACCGAAAGAGTGGCCTAAATTCTCGAAAAAACCCGGTTGCGCATGATCCTTTTCGTATGCCTCTTGCGGCGTCAGATCGCGTTCCGGGATTTTGTTCGTATCGAACTGGTAACCGAGCTTTTGGGCCTGTGGCACGGCGCTGTACGGGATCGGCCGCTTGTGCCCAGCGTCGTTCCACATAGGGTAGGAGCCTTCGCCCGGTTTGCCCGTCAGATCGGGAGCGGGGGCGGCGGGAGCCGTCTTGGGCGCGTTCTGGTCGAACCAATCACCGCCGCTCTGAGTTGGCGCAGATGGTGCAGACTGAGCTTTGGGAGCGTTCTGGTCGAACCAATCCGTTTGAGGGGGAGGCATTATTTCACCACCTTAGCGCCCAGACCGATATAGTGCTGAGCGCGGTCGGCTGGAACTTCGCGTGTGCTGCCATCGGGAGCCTGGAGTTTAACTGTTGCCCCGGAGGGCGCTGGCGCGGCGGGTGCCTTCGGCTTGGCTAGAGTATTCGATTTTCCGTCGATCTTCGTTCCTCCAGTCACGTCTGGGATTCCAGATGCGAGACGGTCACGAGTCGCCTTGATCTGACCTGTTTGCTTCAAGAAGTAATCGAGGTCTGGAGTTGAAGCGTTCGGAAGCATCGCAACAAGACGGTCAATTTGCGCCTCAGTAGAACCTGGAAGCCCACCAGCTTTACGCAACGCTTGAAGATTCTCGTGAGCCGAAACAAGGTTGACGACGTAATCTCGTTGCTCTGATGTGAGGTTTGATTTAGCGACTTGGCCTTGCACCCATTGCGTTGCCGTTCCCGATGGTTGTGCAAGAGCGGAGGCCACAAATGTATTGTCAAGTTTTTGCCCCTTGGCATCCATTTGGCGAGCGGCTTTTTCAAGGTTGTCGATTGCGCCGGACACATCTTTAAATTGCGCAGCGGCGGCCTCGTGCTTATTGTATTGGTTCTGGAACATACTCCCGGTCGTTGTCCCATCTGTTGTTATGGTTGACCCAGGGAGCGCATCGCCACCTATAGTGGTTCCCTTGGTTTGTGCGAACGCCTGCATAAGCCGCGCATTTGCTAGAGTTTGAGATGCCTGATGTCCAGCTATAGCCGCGTTGAGCTTTTGTACCGCGAGTTTATAAGCTGGAGACGTGGGATCGTTCCCAGCCTTAGCTACTTCCGCCCTTGCATCATTAACCGCAGACTGTGATTTCCTGACAGACTGAAGAGCCTCTCTATCTTTGAACGCCTCAGAGTTAGGATCATCAACCCAAGTGGTTTTTCCGTCCGGACCTGTGACCTGTTTTAATCCGGCCCTGGCCGCTACAATTTCGGAAGCATCCTTCTTCCCTTGGGCGTTCGTGTCGGCCACATTCTCCGATCCCTGCGCCTTAATTGCCGCCCCGCCAAGACTTCCAAATGTTCTTTGGCTAAGTGTCGTGCCCACATACGGCTTTAGTGCCGGATTCGATATAGCCATAAGCTCGGTAATTGGCACAGTTGCGGCAGCTTCAGCCTGGGCATTCTTGAGAGCCGTCTCCGCGTTGGTCGAAGCATTCTGAATTTGCAACGCGCGCTGTTGTGCGGCAACCGAGAACTTGCGATTTGGCGCGCCGTAGGGCGTGGCGCCCTCTGAACCCGGGGCTGCTACGCCTGCAAGTCCTCCGCCGATCACCGCAAGAGGATTGCCGGTTTGTGCTCCTTTTCCAGCCCCGACAAGTCCACCCACAACTCCGCGTCCAAACCTCTGCCATTTGGTCGGGCGATATGCCGGGTCTAGGGGATCCAATGGTTTGCTTATGTCGGACCCGGCTGTTGCGCTCCCACCACCCGGCGCGGCGGATTGCGCTGGATCTTGGGTTTGCTTGTCCAGCGGCCGCTGGAGAGTACCGTCGCCACTCCCGCCTGTCGGCACGCCACCTTGCACGTTATTGGAATTGACGGGGTTTCCTTGCGCGGTTGTGCCGCCCTTTGGAGAGATGTTTCCCGGCACAGCGGGCGCTCCAGTGGCTCCCGCCGGCGCGACTTCCTCGCCGGTCGCCGGAGCCTGGCCCTGCATGCCCGCCGTGAACGCCGCGGCAAGACTGCTCGTCTTCTCCTGTCCGAGAATCGGCGCAGCAGCTTTTATGGCCTGATGCAGATATGGCGCGGCAGCTTGCGCGGCCTGATGCTCTGGAGTTGCGGCGGCTTGCGCCATCTGGCTTGGCGCTGCGAGCGCGGGCGGCGCGGGCGCTACCCCACCATTTTGTCCCACGGTAGGCTGATATGGAACTCCCGCGCGCAAAGCCGCCATAAAGCCTTGAGGGTCGCCAGACGCAAGAATATCGTCATAGTCCGCCTTAGATGAAGCGATAGGGGAAGCCGACGGGAATTGAAAATTGCCTGAACTGTCTGCCATGTTGCTCTCCATTTTGTTTCTTGCGTTCCGAGTCTATCAGCGGTTCAAGCGCGGGGCGGTCCAGCAATCTGACCCTGCAATTCTTCTTCGTCCTGGTTTTGCGCGGAGACAAAGCGCGATGGCGCAGCGCCTAATGTGGGTGCCACACCCGGCGATGGAGTGGACGCACCTTGAGGGCGGCTTGGGGCGTCCGGCTGCGTTAGGTTTTTCATCATCCCCTGCTCAAACTGTTTGGGAGCATCGTGTACTGCATCAACGGTTCCAGACTTCAGACCCGTCATTAACTGCGATCCGAAAGATGGAGCTTTTGCCGCCCCGGCTGCTAACGCTGATGGAGCCGCGCCAACAGTCGGAGCCGCTGCCGCCAATGATCCTCCTGCGGCCCCGGCTGCGCCAGCCGCTCCCGCACCAGCCGCACCGGCGGCTGCCCCTGCCCCCGCTGCACCAGCCGCTGCTGCACCGCCTGCCGCCGCTCCCGCTCCCGCTCCGGCTGCGCCTGCGGCCCCCGCTGCACCTGCCGCCCCGCCTGCTGCCCCGCCTGCCGACGCTAACGCCCCGCCTATTGCTGCTGCTGCTGGTGGCATACTGTCTCCCCTTTGTGAATGAATTTTATGCAACGCCAATCCATGATGAATCCACCGAGCCTTTTCAGCCGCCTATCGAACCCCTTTGGCACCTTTGGCCCCATGTAGGCTGTAGCGTTTGATATTCCCATCGCTATCAGCCGGGGTTTCATTTCGGCAAATAGGCCACATAAAGCCTCGGCGCGTGATGCTGGAGTATCCCGTTCATGGTCTACCAGCAAGAACATATCCGCGATCTTCAACGCTGAAAGCATCATGTAGGGCTCGTCGTTCTCATCAACCGCCACCAGAGATTCAAGCAACTCAGTGCTGTCGAACGCTGGCAGGCCAAACTCATACGGAGAGCGCCAGTAGATTTCGTACAGCTTCGGCACGTCGCGCGGCTCTGTCTGGCGAATCTTCATTGCGCGGCCCGCTTGCTCTTCTGGGCCGCGCTGAGAAGTCTGTCAAAAAGCAACCGCACAGCGGCGCGCAGCAGACGATTGTTGCGTATCTTTGCCGCCAGTCGTTCACCGTAGACGAGGTACAGTTCAGTGAAGCGCCGCCCCGCCCACGTCTCGCGGCATGGCCCGACGAGCCATGCGCGAAGAGTGATTGTGCGAGGATCGTCCCAACCCCCGTACAATTCACTCGAGACCCAACACAGCTTCGCCCAGATGGTGTTGGCAGCCTGACCGGCATTCTCGGCGGTGTTTGCCTGAGACTCAGACTCGCCAGCCTCCTGAGCGCCAAGTGCAGCCTGCTGAGATGTGATGTTGCTTTGTCCGCTGAGCACGTCCTGGCCATACTGCGCGCCAGCCGCCAGCCTGCTCTGCGTTGCGCCAGCAGCCTGAGTGCCCATTGTCCGTTGCGCAGCTTGCTGCTCGGCCTCTCCTGCCGCAATACCAGCCGAGGCGTTCTGTCCTGTCCTCTGAGCCTGCTGCTGGTTGCCAGCCTTGGCCGCCGCCGCCGTCGCATCGGCAGTTCCAGCAAGTTGCTGGTTGGTCACACTCTCGGCCTGACCGCCCTGGACGTATGGATTGGCAGCCGCAAACTTCGCAAGCGCGCTCTGCTGCGTGCCAATGTCGGCCTGCGCGGCTTGCTGCGATGCGGTTGCTGCCGCTTCGGATGTTGCAGCGTTGGCCTCTTCGGTGTTTGCGAGTCCTGTTTCCTGTGCTCTGCCCATTATCGTTTCTCCCTCAAATCCTTGTAGAAGTGCGCCAAACGGTCATCATTCCTTTTGAACCCAGCGCGCACTAAAGGCTTCCCAATTGCCTCGGCCAGCGCGATAGGCACGTCGCAATACAATCCTGAGTATCCCAACCATGAAAGAATCCCGGCCAGCGCCTCGGAGTCGCGCTGCGCGAACGCCGTTGCCTAGTACTCTGCGTTGATACCACTGCT